AGTAAACGAATTTACAATAGCAAATGCAGCGACAGGTTCGGGACCAACTCTTTCATCTACAGGTGGTGACTCAAACGTAGATATTAACATTACTCCAAAAGGAACTGGAGATGTTGTTCTTGCAGGTGACACTGTAAAAGTTGGAGACAGTGGAGCAGCAGCTACATTAACTTCAAATGGTGCGGGCACACTTACAGTTACAACTGGAGGAACAGAAAATTTAATTTTAAGTACAAACTCAGGTACAAACTCAGGTACAATAACAATTACTGATGGGGCAGATGGAAACATTAATATTGCACCAAACGGAAATGGTGTTGTTCAAGCTGATGGTTCAGCAGTAAAAGTAGCAGGAAAAGAAACTATTTGGGTTCCTGCAATTTCAATGTATCCAAATACTACAAATGGAGCAGAAGCTGCTCAAGTAGAGTTATCTAATGGACCAGAATTAAAAGTTTTAGATTTTGATAAAGATTCTGATGAGTTTGCACAGTTTGCTGTTGCATTTCCTAAATCTTGGAATGAAGGCACAGTAACTTTTCAAGCATTTTTTACAGCTACTTCAACAGACACAGGAACTACAGCATGGGGATTATCAGCAGTAGCATTAGCTGATAATGGAGATTTAAATACAGCATTTGGAACACAAGTCGTTGCAACAGCAAAAGCACATAGTGGGACATCTAATGATTTAGATGTTGCAGCAGAAAGTGGAGCAGTAACTATAGCAGGCTCACCTAGCACAGATGAGTATGTGTTTTTTCAAGTATCAAGAGATGTATCAGCAGATGATTTAAACGCTGATGCAAGATTATTAGGGATCAAGTTATTCTTTACTACTGACGCTGCTAACGACGCATAATAGATAGGAGTTAAAAGTGACAGCATTTGGAACTAACATATTAGGTTTTGGAACTGGTGGTGGAGTAATCATCAGAGATCCTTTTACAGCCTCTCACGTACTATTAGTAGGCGGAGCAGGAGGCGGAGGCGGTGACCGTGGAGGCGGTGGAGGTGCAGGAGGTTATAGACTTCTTACATGTCAACCTTTTCCAGGAGCACCAGTTGTTGTAACCATTGGAGCAGGAGGAGCAGGTCAGTTCGGAGGAAGTACTAACCAACCTGCAGGAGACACTTCAGTAGAATTAGAAGCAGGAACTATAACTGCAAATGGTGGCGGTGGAGGAGCTTCAGGTTTCTCTAATCCACCTTTCGGTCCAGGTTTCGGAGCACCAGGCGGATCAGGTGGTGGAGCAGGTTCTCCTCCTCCAGGATCAACAGCAAATGGTGGAAGTGGTAATCAACCCCCTGTAAGTCCACCTCAAGGAAGTGCAGGTGGTAACGCTAGTACAATATCAACGTTTCAAGACGCAGGCGGAGGCGGTGGAGCTGGCGGCGGTGGATCTTGTGCTCCAGGAGGTCCAGGAGGCAGTGGATCTACAAGTCACGTGCCTCATTTTGGATCTGCACCACAACCTTTTTACGCAACATCACCAGGAGCATATGCCGGTGGCGGTGGAGGAGGTCAAGATAATAGAGGAAGTCCTACTACTGCAGGATCAGGTGGTAATGGCGGCGGCGGAAACGGCGGACAAGGACAGGGAGTTGCAGGATCAGCTGGTACAGCCAATTCAGGTGGCGGAGGTGGAGGAGCCTCACGTTGTACTGGTGGCGGTGGAGCTGGTGGATCAGGAACTGTTTTAATCAAAGTTCCATCACCACAAGGGCCAACAGTTTCAGTAAGTCCTCCAGGATCAGGATCAGTAACAAATTTTCCAGGATATACAGTTGTGGCTTTCACTGCTAGTGGGGAGTTAAAAAGAGTTTAATTATGGCACACTTTGCTAGATTAGATGAAAATAATAAAGTCCTTTACGTAGTGGTTGTAGCTAATGATGTGCCTACTTCAAACGGACCGTTAGGTGAAAATGATATGCACCCTGATGGAGAAGCATGGTGCACTAAATTTTTTAGAAAATCTAATTGGAAACAAACTTCATATAATCATAACTTTAGAAAACAATATGCAGGTCCTGGTATGACTTATGATGAAAATGCTGATTTATTTATAGCAGTTAAACCTTTTGAATCTTGGATATTAGATAATAATTTTGACTGGCAACCACCAATTGCTAGACCGGACGTCTTAGAACATAATGGTACACCTATGTATCCAGAATGGGACGAAGAAAATTTAAGATGGAAAGGCAATAATGGTGAAGAGGTTGATGGTGTTGTAACTTGGTATGAGTACATTTGGAATACAGATACCTTTTCGTGGGAAAACAAAACCGCAAAACCTATTTTTAATCCTTAATAATACTTGATTTAAAATACAAACTCTGTATAATTAATTTAAAAAGATATACAGATGTTACTAAATTATTACTATTGGTATTTTACTAAGGCGTTATCACCTAAAGTGTGTCAAAGAATAATTTCCTTATCTAAACGACATAAAAAATTAAAAGCCATAACCGGCCATTCTACAAAAAAAATTACTTATCAAAAACTTACTAAACAACAAAAATTAGATTTAAGTAAAACAAGAAACTCTAATATTGTATGGCTAAATGAACCTTGGTTGTTTGAATTATTACAGTCATACGTAAGAACTGCTAATCAAAATTCTGGTTGGAATTTTCAATGGGAGAGAACAGAGTCTATACAATTTACTCAATATAAAAAAAATCAATTTTATGGTTGGCATCAAGATACTTTTCCACACCCTCATACTGAAGGTCCTTTAAAAGGATTAATTAGAAAACTATCTGTAATTGTTTCTTTAACAGATGAAAATAAATATGTTGGAGGTGATCTTGAATTTGATCTTAGAAATTTTAGTGATAAATCAGATAATATAATAACTTGTAAAGAAATAAAACCACAAGGATCTATAGTGGTTTTTCCTTCGCATGTTTGGCATAGAGTAAAACCAGTAACGAAAGGCACTAGACAATCTTTAGTGATGTGGAATGATGGCAAACCGTTCGTCTAAAATACCTTATCTAATTCAACAAGATAATTTTTTTACAGAAAAAGAATGTAAATCATTAATTAGAAAATATAAAAAACTTTGCACATCAGATAGTTTAAAAACATACTTAAATTATAATTATCACGATATCAAAATGACTGACGATTGGGGTAAAAAATTATTAGAAATAGTAAACAAATACATAAAAAGATATGGGGGTCTTGATATAATTGAACAATGGGCAATTGATAATATTAGATTTAAACATTTTCCTAAAAATTATTCTTTTGATAAATGGCATTGTGAGCAAACAACTAATTATCCATATAGAGTTTTTAGTATTTTAATTTATTTATCGGATCACAATGTTGGAACAGAATTTTACCACGAAGGTAAAACAATAAAATCAAAAGCAGGTAGAGCTATTATATTTCCTGCTTCTTGGACACATATACACAGAGGACAAAAAACAAACAAAGATAGATACATTTTATCTTGTTATGCATTTTTAAGGAAACCAAATGAGTTTTAAAACTAAAGGATATGGAGTTATGAAAAAAGCTATTTCAAAAGAACTAGCTGATTTTTGTTATAATTATTTTTTAATTAAGAGATCTGTGGCAGATACATTTTTTACCCACAACTATTTAAAAGACAATAAAAATTCAGAATGGGGAACTTGGAACGATCCACAAGTCCCAAACGTTTACTCACATTATGCAGATATTTGCATGGAAACTTTATTGTTAAAATTAAAAGATAAAATGGAAAAATATACAGGTTTAAAATTAGTTCCTACTTATTCTTATGCAAGACTTTATGAAAAAGGCGCTGTCCTGTTTAGACACAAAGATAGACCTAGTTGTGAAATATCCACCACACTTAATTTAGGAGGTGAAATGTGGCCTATCTATATTGATCCTACAGGAGAGGATAATATTTTAAATTTAAAATACACTGATAAAGGAGAAGAGACTAAAGTAAAAAGAGGGGCACATAAAGGTGTAAGAGTAGATTTATCCGTAGGAGACATGTTAGTTTATAGAGGTTGTAATTTAGAACATTGGAGAAAACCTTTTAAAGGTAAAACATGTGGACAAGTATTTTTACACTATAATAATTTTTTAACTCAAGGTAATACTAATTTATTTGATGGTAGAATACATGTAGGGTTGCCTAAAGAATTTGAAAGAAAATGAAAGTAGAAAATTATTTTCAAACTCCAATCTATATTTTTGAAAAACCTGAATGGGTTAAAGAAACTATTAAAGCTACAGATCCATATATTAAAGAGGCCATAAAATTAAACAAACCAAATTTTTATAAAAATAAAGATCTAGGTTTAGTGCATCATTCAAAACCAATAACAAAAGAAAGTAAACTTATTAAATTTACAGAATTTGTAGGAACTACAGCTATGAATATTTTAAATGATCAAGGATATAATATGTCTTTATATAATTTATTTATTAATGAAATGTGGGTTCAAGAATTTCCTAAAGATGGTGGAGGTCATCATCCTCCACATAATCATTGGAATGGACATATTTCTGGTTTTTATTTTTTAAAATGTTCTAATAAAACTTCTTATCCTGTATTTTACGATCCAAGATCTGGTAAATCAATGAACATGTTAAAACAGAAAGATGTTTCTAAATTAACTTATTCTACGGAACAAGTTCATTTTAAAATAAAACCAGGTACATTACTATTTTTTAATTCATACCTTACACATGAATTTGTTTTTGATAAAGGTATAGAACCTTTTAGATTCATACATTTTAATATTCAAGCTACAGATAAGAACCATGCAATTTGATCACTGGTTTCCTACAGTCATAGGTATTAAAAAGAATCCTGAACATAAGAAAATAGAAACTAAACTAGTAAAATTTTGTTTAGATAA